GATACCAGACTGGTTGCCGTAGTCGAAAGTGTCTTCGACCATTTCAGGCAGTCCAATGTCAGCCAGAGCCAGAGCCTGTGCGCCACAGAACAGAGCACGCGCTCCGTCAATGTTGGCACCAGCGCCCCATTTGTAGCCAGCTGCACCAGCGTTACCAGAAGCACCAGATGTAGCACCAGATGTGTTGAACACATGTCGGAACTCATGGATCATGACGCCATCAACCATCAAGCTAGCTGAACCAGAGAACAAGCTGTTACCTGTGCCTCGAACTCCAGCATTACGCACGTTAGCCAAGAAGCTTGTATCAAGCTTGAGGTCAGCCATCTGCTGCGGAGTAACAAACATGTGGAATGTTTCTTGGTTACCAGCACCACGAATACCACGAATGTAGTTATCTTTAGCGTAAGCTTTCAGGTTAACAATTGTCTCGTAGCTGATCTTATCGACGGCTGCTACTGCGTTAGTAGCGCCAGCCACAAGTCCATCAGTTGCATCCCAACGACGGTGACGATCACCTGTAGGAGCTGACACATCAGAAGCGTATGCGAGGTCAACAAGCTCTTGCCCGTTAACAGCTCCACCAACTACAGTACGCAATGCACCGTTGTTTTTGTTGGTGTAAGCAACGCCTGACAGAGTCAAGAACGCAAGCTGGTCACAACGGTCAGCCATTGCGTAAGCAAGTGCGTCACGAGACTGCTCTCTGAAATTAACAACTGTCTTCTGATCAGCCATTCGGCCTGCGATTCTATTTGCGAATCTCAACTGGTCTAGCTCAATGGTGATGTCATACGCGCGGAGGGCTTCTTCATTTCCTTCCAACGTGAAATCACCAGTGATGCCGTCGCCGGTCATATCAGCAAGCAACGTGATGTTAGCTTTGGTGCCTTTCTGGTTTTTGGTAAGTTCTGTGACTCGCTGAACCATAGCGTTTGAGCCAGTTCCAGCAAATTGATTAATAAAAGATTGATTGCGAGCTACTTTCCAGAAGTCGCGACTCCACATTTGGAGTTGGTCGCCCGAAAGCGTACCGAAGTTGGTTAAAGCCATGATGGCCTCCAATAATAAGCAAATTTTATGCAGCACACGCTGCGTCATCAGCCGACTTTTGGAGCGGCTAATCCGTTGTTCCCGTATCGTGGGACGACGAACTAGCGCTGATTAGCGAGGGGCGACCTCGACAGGTTTTACGCCTAGTGCAGGCGAGGTACGTTTTTTACGCCTACGGGGCGATCTCATATCGTAGAGACGGACGTATGTAGAATATTAGCGTGGGTATTATCTTAAAGCAACAACTTTCGTTACCGAACATTGAGTGTGGGATTAATGTGCTACCACTTAGCCTTGTCTGCCCAGTAGGCCGCTGACATTTTCCCTTTTGCAATGTTCTTTCCGTGACGGGCTTTAAAGCTTTTACGTTTGGCTACCATTTTGGCAGACTCTCCAGCCTTGGGCTTACCAGCGGTAGAGGCTCCTTGTTCACCAAATCGTATGGTCTTGATCTTGTCACCTTCCTTCGCCACGACAATGTGCGACTTTTTTGGATGGCTAGGCGTTCGCTTAGGTTTGTTAAACCCACTTACCCCCGCCCGTGCCAGACGAGGGTCTTTGTTAGTCGCCATTATATGATGTCACCTCTAAGACGCTTTAATGTAGCTTCTGGCAGAGCTGCAAACTCTTCTTCTGTAAGCGTTGCTAAATCAATACCTTTCTCGCCATGTTGAGAAGAGCTTTCCCCTGGCAACTCAGGGGGCTGTGCTTCTGCAGCTCGTAGCTTCTTCTTAACCTGTGCCCGTTTCTTTGCGACTTCGTCTACAGACTTTGCTTTGCCCGCCAGACTTGGTGGTTCTACTGACTGGGAATCTAAATCGTGGTCTTTCACAACGAAGTTAACTGCTTTAGACAGCGCATCTACAGCCTCAAAACCTTGAACAATAAAAGCATCTCTTAATTCAACAACTTCATTAGTGTAATCTTCGTTGAACTCCTCCGCGTTTTGGTCAAACACGGGATATGATTCTTCCATTGCACTAGCCGCTTGCTGGAGGGCATTAACCTGTCGATCTTGAGAAACGGTTTTTGTCATTTCTTGCCGCATTTCGAATTCGAGCTGGGTTCGCTCTGCTTTCCTGATCTCGCGACGTAATGCGACTGCCTTGTCAGTCTCCCCATCCAATACCATGTTCTGGTATTCAACTTCTTTTGTATCAAAATCGTACTCTTCTGGTGCTTCTTCAGATTTTGCATTCGCAGCATTTACCTCGTCTAACTGCTTTTGTAAGGCTTTCTGTTTAGCTAGTACTTCATCCAGACGAGCTTTTGGAACCATTGTCTTCTTAGCAGGCTTCTCTTCAACAACGGGTTCTTCTAACTCAGCGGCCTCTTCAAGAGGTTCTTCCTCGTCAACTCCCCCCTCTTCTGGCTCATCATCTGGACCTTCATCATCTGGGTCTTCCTCAACCGAGTCTTCCTTATCTGAAGCTTCCTCAATAGTCTCGTCCTCACTTTCGTCATCAAGAATCTCAGCAACTACTTCCTCGAAACTCAAATCGAGTTGAGGTGAATCATAATCTTCGGGGGCATCCGCTCCTGGCATAACCACGAACTCAATCGGATTGTCTTCAACTGATGTGTCTTCTTGGTTACTCATTAAGAACTCCTGTTAGTGTTTTGAAATGCTGTGGTGGCTAATTTGGTTGCTGCAGAAGTCTGAGACTGACTTTCTCTAACCTCATTAGTTGCTGCGGCTAGCTCTCGTCGAAGGTCTAGCTGATCTTGGTTTATCTGAATCTTCGCTTCTAACTCTGCAACCCGTATTTGCGGATCTGTATCTGCTACGCCTTGCGTCTTAGCCATGTTCAGAGCAGTTTCAGATTGAGTCTTCTTCACTTCTGCTTCCAGTTGAGCTATTTCTAGTTGGATCTGCATCATCTGAATTTCCTGCTGCTGCGCCATCGCTTGAGCTTGCTCTGGAGTTGGGGGTTCTATACCCATTACGGTGCGTATGCGTTTAGCAAGTTCGCCTTTACGGGCCAAGTGGCTGTACTCGATGATGGCATCATCAGGAATAGCTACACCTACTTGCCGCAAGTTAATAGCTTCCGCAAACTGAGCCTCGTCGAAGCTGTCTCTAGCGGGTGCAGTGGCTACGATGACATCGTATTCACCTAGCGTGAGGTTATTGATGATCTCCCCTTCAGGTGTTTCTTCGTTAATCACCATCTGTTCACGAGGTTTTAATGGGTCAGCTTCATTAGTCACTTGAATAACTCGCTGTTCCGTATAGAAAGACTGTATAAGGTTAAGGATTGTTTCTGCTAAGTAGTGCCTCGCTTTGCGTAGATTATCCAAAGGCACTTGGATCATTATTGCGCCACGATTCTGTTTTGCTTGAATAGCAATACCAGATACTTCAGCACTATCTGTGCCCAGCATAGAGTCATTGATGCCGGATATAGACTGAATGTTTGCCGCCGCTTTTGCAGCAATACGGTCAAGACCTGTAGGAATACTGTTTGGCGTAATTTTTTGAGGGGCGTTAGTACCTCTAGCATACTCAAGCACCAGACCTGTCTCAGCGCCGTGTTCCTCAAGATCATCGGCTGTCATACCAATCAGCGAACCGCTCTCGACCATCCAACCACTATTAGCGGTAGTATTAACAATATGCAGCTCTTGAGAAGCTATCTTGTTGAGCTGTTCTTGTGGTGACAGAAGGTTTCGGATAATCCCGAACGGTTGCCCCCGTCTGAAGTAACAAAAGAACGGAACAATAGTGAACTGGTCGTAAGGTGACCAATCATCGTGCAAAACAACTTTGTCACAAGTGACTGTCCATCGGATTTTTCGGATCACTTTACTAATCAGCGTTAAGTTGTACTCTTTCGCAAACTTCTTACACTTATTTTCTTTCCACGCTTCGGGGCATTTTCTTTGATCTCCTGTATCAGGATCGACAAAGAACATCGTGCGGGCTAGTTTTTTATGCTGGCGCTCGACAACACGAAGTGATTTTACGTTTCTATACTCGTCATCTCCTGGGACTCCCGCGCCAAAGTGATCGCCACCATTGCCTGTGTCACCAAAACGCGACTCTTGGTACTCGACAGAATCAGCGCCATAGCTCATCCCGTTCTCTGCAATAAATAGGAGCCGCTCTGCTTTCTTCTTGCCGTAAAGCTCCTCAATCTCATCAAGCGTCATCCACCTCGTCTCGAATACTTCATTCCAAGTCTTCGGGTCGGAATCTTTTGCGTCTGGATCGATAAGGATGTCTAGTGGATCTTTTGCCGTGATCCGTATTTCCCCTTCAACGTGATCGCTGAAGTCCATACGCACATCGAAGTAACCACGGCCATCCATGATCAAGCCGTCAGAAAACACCTGCTGCTCAACCCAGTCGAGCTTATTGTTATCAGCAATCTGCATATACAGCTTCGTAAGCGTATGAGCGACATCCTCTTCACCGCCACGCCGTGGTTTGAACTGGATATCAGCTCTTCGCGTAGACTGCTCGCCAAGAATAGTATTAACAGTAGGCAAGATTGTATTAATAGTAAGCGCAGGACGACCTTCTGCTTCTAAGGCAGACTGGTCGTCTGCGTCCCACTGCTCGCCTTGGTAGTACTCATCACACTTCTGAGCCATGTAAACATATTCCAGATGGCCGTTATCGCGAGCACGTTCATACCTTGCCCACTGGCTGCGTGTGATCTCTTCTTCCTTGTCGGGGGAAATCTTTTGTTCTTTCATATCATGCGCTCATAGCTGATTTGGTCCGATCACTTTTCATCAGTGCTGGTAACCTGTCTCGCCAAGATGGAACGTGCTCTACCTTCTCTATAAAGGTACTGAATTCGGTCATCATCAAACCAATCCAAGCAATCGCATCCACTTGATCGTCGTGAGTCCCATTTGGAAAACGCAATAACTCTGCGACTAGGGGACCAGTAAAGTTCTCTTCTTTTGGCAGGAATACCATTCCCTGCTGCATCCGACCTTGGATTGCTCTGGCTCGCGCTTCCTTATCTCTGCGACCAGTTTTTAAATCTTTGAAGTACGCTTCGTACAGTCCACGCTCTCGCACCCGCTTCTCTAGGAATGGGCCAAGCGCCATCTCAATGTGGCCTTTCTCAATACCTATGATCGAGGGCTTCCACACTTCATATAGATCAAGTATCTGCTCGACC